CTGCAAAAATTAAAGCAGATGCAGATTTAGACAAGATGATGGTCGCTGGAGATAACAAAATACTTGAAGAAGCGGCAAAATCTACTAATATGTTTGGCAAACAACTACAAGGAATAAATGAAAGCGAAAGACCAGGCGGACAGGTCGGTGGAGATCAGCCGATCCAACGAAGCCAAGCAGATATTAGAGAGTAAACTTTTTCAAGAGAGTTTGGAAACTCTTAAAAAAATTTATTCTGAGGCACTTTTAGAAAAAACAGGTGCTAAAGAGAGTGATACCAGAGAAAAACTTTGGATTGCTTATAATGTTGTTGGAAAAGTAGAGCAACATCTACTAACTGTTATTGAAACAGGAAAACTTGCAGCTAAACAGTTGGAAGATTTTAGAAAACAACAGAATAATACAAAATTTTAACCACAAAGGTTAAAATAAGCCAAGTCGAAAGACAGCTTAACATAGGAGGACTAAATGTCTGACCAAAACCCTTTACTGAACAATGCTTCAGTACAAGGTGCAGCAAAATCTATTGAAGGTTTAATGGACACCAAAGGTGTTATCAAAAAACCTCAAGAAGAAGCAGCACCAGTTGAACCAAAAGAAGAAGTTGAAGCGAAAGCAGAAACTGAAACAGAAGAACAACAACAACCTGTTGCTCAACCAGAGGAAACAATGGAAGTAGCAGATGAAGAACAAGCATCACAAGATGAAAATGCAATTGAAGAACAAACAACCGATCTACACCAAGTAATTGTTAATGGTGAAAAGATTGATGTTGACCTTGAAGAATTAAAAGCAGGTTATCAAAAAGATGCTGACTACAGACGAAAAACTGAGGAGATAGCAATTGAAAAAAGAGAGCTAAAATCTGAAGAAGATCGTCTTAAAAATCAGTATTCAACTAAGATGGATGATTTAAATTCATTAGTAGTTACTTTAAATGCTGAGATTAACAACGATATGAATTCTAAGGAGCTTGATGCTCTTTGGGATGAAGATCCGACTGAAGCTGCTAGAGTTGATCGTAAGATTAATAAACGAAAACAATCAATTCAACAAGCACAGCAAAAACTGAGAGAACATCAAGAAGCTCAGTTTCAGGATATACTTAGAAATGAACAAAAAAAACTTCATTTAAAACATCCTGAGATTGCTGATCCTATTAAGGGTGCTACAGTAAAAAATAATATTATGGGTTACTTAAATTCTAAAGGCTTCTCAAATGATGATGTTTCAAGAATTTATGATTCAAGATATTTTGATGTGATTATGGATGGTATGAAAGCTAATGCGACTAAACCCAATTTAGTAAGTAAAAAAGTTAAACCAACTACAGTTGTTAAATCTGGTGTTAAAACTACTAAGGAAGATTTGAATAGTCAGTCTAGGTTGAAGAAGATTAATGCGTTGAAGAAAAGCGGTAATGCAAAAGATGCTACCGATTTACTGATGCGTTATCTATAAACAATAACCTAACGGAGAAAACAAATGGCTAAATACCAAACATACCAAACTATAGGTATAAGAGAGGATCTAGCGGACATAATTTATTCAATTAGTCCAACAGAAACACCTTTTATGTCTGGAGTTGCAAAAACAAAAGCAACTAATACTTTACACCAATGGCAAACAGATGCACTAGCTGATGTTGCTGCAAATGCTGCTGTTGAAGGTGCTGACATTACTTATGGAACAATGTCACCAACTACATTGGAAAATAACCACACTCAAATTTCTACTAAAGGAATTCAAGTTACTGCAACTAACGAAGCTGTAACTTCTGCTGGAAGAAATAATGAGATGGCTTATCAAGTAGCTAAAGCTGCAAAAGAATTAAAAAGAGATATGGAAACTGCTCTTTTATCTAATGTTGCTAAGTCTGCTGGTAATGCTACAACTGCAAGAAAACTTGGTGGATGTCCAACTTGGTACGAAACTAATGTTGATGCAGGTGCTGGTGGTTCTGGTGCTGGTAATGGTGCTATAAGAACAGATGGAACTCAAAGAGCTTTTACTGAAGATCAGTTAAAAGGTGTTTTAGTTAGCTGTTTTAATGCAGGTGGAAACCCTAACATGATTATGGTTAATGCTTTCAATAAACAGAAACTATCTGGCTTTACAGGCGGTTCTACTAGATTTGATGCTGCGGAAGATAGAAGATTAATTACTTCTATTGATGTGTACGAATCTGACTTTGGAACTATGCAAGTATCACCAAACAGATTTATCAGAGGTGCTAATGGTACTGCTGCTAAAATCGGACAAGATGCTCACATTCTAGATATGGAATTCTGGGCAGTTTCTTTCCTTAGAGATTTTGCTCTACAAACTCCAGCTCAGACTGCTGACGCAGATCAGAGATTTATGGTTGCTGAGTACACTCTTGAGTCAAGAAATGAAAAAGCAAGTGGTTTAATCACAGATTTAACTACTTCATAATAAATCTAAAGTGGTGGGGGAATTATCCCCCATCATTCAATTAACAATTTTGTTTGGTCTTTGAAGTCAATGACGGAACGAAGCAAATAAATAGGATAAAAAAATGAGAACATTAAACGATTACTTTTTAACATCTGCAATTCCAGATGTTTCAACAGCTTCATCAACTTTTGTTTGTGTACCTGATGGTGGAAAAATTGTAAAAATCATCACTCACAACAAAGCAACTACAACTGGCACAGCAGCTATCTCTTTTGAAATAGGTGGTGTTGCAGTAACTGGTGGTGCTATAAGTCATGTAGCTTCAGGTTCAGCTGGTAAAGTAGCAACTGCTTCTCCAACAGCTTTAAATACTGTTGCTGAAGATGGTACTATTGAATGTATTACTAATGGTGGTTCATCAAATGCTTCTAAAATGGAAATTACTTTCGTAATTAGAAGATAATAGTATATAACAATATTTGGGGGATCTTGCCTAGCGGTATTTCCCCCTTAATTAATTAGGAGAAAAAAAATGAGTTATAATTATGCTTTAAGACCTGGTACTACACAGAAACTTAATACTAATAATTCTTCAACAGCTTCTGCTGCATTTGGTTCACAAACTGAATACATAAGAATAGTTGGAGATGCTAATTGTCATTTTGTTTTAGGTGGTTCACCTACTGCAAGTGCAACATCAGCTTTATTACCATCTGGTGAAATAGAAATGTTAAAAGTTTCACCTGGCGAAAAGATTGCAGTATTTCATGGTTCATCTACAAATGTATATGTTACTGAAATGAGTGCTTAGTGGCTAGACAAAAGTTTGTTCACTTTGTTCCAAGAGATCAACCTAAAAAAAGACCAGGTTGTCATAAAAAATCTCAGAACAAATCAGAGTGCAGACAAAAAAAACAAACAAGATATAAAGGTCAAGGTAGATGAAAAAAGATACAATTGTTGATGGTTTAAAAAAAGAAACTTTTTCATTAGATGAAATGGAAAAAAAAATTGTTGTAAATGAAGAAGTTAATATAGATCCTCATTTAAAACATAATAAAATATTATTAAATCAAGATGATGGTTATTCTAAATCAAGAGATTTAAAAAGAGTAGCTTCTATTCCAACTTTAGCTTTATCTGTTTGGGCAAAAGAGTATAATGGAGATAGTAATTGGTTTGCACTTCCTAAAGAAGTTCAAAATAAAATATTAAAAACAAAATTAAATAGTAATGAGTTTAAATATTTTAGAACCGCAGAAGGTAAAATATAATGGCACTTGCAACATATTCAGATTTAAAAACATCAATAGCTAACTGGTTAAATAGATCAGATTTAACAACTGAGATTTCAGAAGATTTTATAGTTTTAACAGAAGCTGATCTTAACTCAAAATTAAGAGTTAGAAAAATGATTACCTCAACTTCTATTACAATAGATTCAGAAACAGAATCTTTGCCTACAGATTTTTTACAAGTAAGAGATTTTTTTATTACATCAGGTGGAACTAAGTATGCTTTAAAATATATTACTCCAGCTCAAATGGATCAAATTAGAGGCTCATCTACAACTGGTATGCCTTCAGCATATACTATACTTGGTGATAGTTTTAGATTTGCACCCATTCCAGATTCTGCATACACAGGAACATTAAATTATTATGCTAAGTTTGCAGCTTTATCAGATACTAATACTTCTAATTATATATTAGCAAGTCATCCTGCAATTTATTTATATGGTTCATTATATCATGCTGCTAATTTTTTAGGCGGTGTAGAACCAAGACAAGTTCAACAATGGCAAGGAATGTACACAACTGCTATGGAAAGGCTTGAGAGAAATGATAGAGAAGATCAATATGGTAATGCACCTTTACAACAAAGAGGTGATGTAACTGTTGCAGGTACATTTAATGATGTATCTAAGTTTGTAACAAACAATAACCAATAGGAAAACAATGCAAATACCCTTTGGAGAATGGCTACCTGATCAACCAGAACATAATAATCCTGGTGCTAATATTGCTAACAATGTTTATTTTGCAAGACAATCATATAAAAGATTTCCTTCATTAGTAAGTTATTCATCAAATAATATTACTACTGATAGTAGAGGTGCAGGTTCATTTAGAGATAATTCAAATACAGTTTTTAATTTTGTTTCTACAAACACAAATATATATCAATTAACTGGTGGTACTTTTACTTCAAGAAAAGGAAGTCTAACAGGTTCTAATACTGATTTCTGGACTTTTACACAATTTGGCAATTATGTTATTGCAACAAATGGTGTAGATGCTCCGCAATATTTTTTAATGGGTACTTCAACTAATTTTGCAAATCTATCTTCAATAACTACAAGTGGAACATTACCAAATTTTAGAGTTTCAGGTGTAGTTAGAGATTTTTTAGTAACAGGAAATCATACTAACGCATCTAATAGAATACAATGGTCAGGAATAAATGATATTTCTACTTGGGAAGCTGGAACTAAACAATCAGACTTGCAAGACCTACCAGGATCAGGTGGACAGATAACTCACATAACCTCTGGAGAGATTTCATATATTTTTAGACAAAACCAAATAGTTCGTATGGACTATGTGGGTGGTGCAACAGTATTCCGTCTATCAGTTATATCACCAAACAGAGGAGCTGTTTATGGAAGAACTGTCTGTCAAGATAATCGTAGAGTATTCTTTTATGCAGATGATGGTTTTTTTGAAATCAATGGCGATCAAGTAATTTCAATAGGTGCAGAAAAAGTAAATAGATTTTTTGATGTTGATTTAAATAAAGCATTTTCTGACAGAATATGTGCTGCTGTTGATCCATTTAATCAATTAGCTATGTGGTTGTATCCTTCAGCTTCCAATACATCTAACACTACAGGTATTTGTGATAAAATATTAATTTATAATTATGCTACTCAAAAATGGTCAACTGCTGAAGCTAATGCTAGTACAATATTTTCACAGTTTGTTGGTGCATATACAGTAGAATTAATGGATATTATATCTCAAAACTTGGATCAAATTAATATTGCTTTAGATACTGACTTTTGGTCTGGAGGACAATTATTATTAGGTGCTATAAATAGTGATTTTAAAGCAGCTATCTTTTCTGGTACTGCAAATGTTGGAGAAATAGAAACTTCAGAAATTGAGTTGTTTCCAGGAACAAGATCAAATATAATAGGTGTTAGACCTATTGTAGATGCTGAAGCTACTATAACTATAAAAACTAGAGATAAACTAGCAGATAATAGTACAGAATCATCTGTTTCAAATATGAATACAACAGGTATTAATCCAGTAAGACAATCTGGAAGATATGTAAAATTTAATGTAAAAATACCAAGTGGAGGAGCTTGGAAAGATGCACAAGGAATTGATATAGTTGCATCAAGAGCAGGGTTGCGATGACAGATAAAAGTGATATAGATAATGTGAGATACAGTTTTGAAACTCAAGAGTTCTTTCAAAGACAAATTGAAGAAGCTATCAACGCATTGATTAACGAAAAGAATCAAGAAAACAATAAAGCATTTGCTTGGTTCATAGGAGAATAAAGTGTCAGGAATAAAAGATTACTCAACAACACAGGCAGACAATATTTCTTTGAATGGAATAAATACAGCAGAGGGAATGTTACCTAGTAATTTGAATAATGCGATCAGAGCATTAATGAAAAATACTAGAGATTTTTATAATGATAGCCAATGGGTAATTTTTGGTGATGGTAGTGGAGCTTATACTCCAGCTTATGTGAGTGGAACTCAATTTACTATTACATCAACAGGAAACGATTTAACATCAAACTATCATGCAAATAGAAGAATAAAAGCAACAGGTACAAATACTGGTACAAAAGTTGGAACTATATCTTCATCAGCATATTCTAATAATGTTACTACAGTTAATGTTACATGGGATTCAGGTGCTTTAGGAAATGATACAGATTTAGAAATTTATTTAGCAGGATTAACTGCTACAGATAATTCAATACCTTTAGGTGTTGTTAGCTCAACTAATCTTGCAGATGGTTCAGTAACAACAAATAAACTTGCTGATGATGCAGTAACTAATGCTAAAATTGCAGACAATGCAGTTCAAGCATCACAAGTAAATGCAAATGCAATTACAGAAGCTAAGATAAATGCAGGTGCAGTAACAAACACTAAATTAGGTGCAGATGCTGTTAATGGATCAAAGATTGCAGATGATAGTATTGACTCAGAACATTTAGTTGATGGCTCAATAGACACAGCTCATATTGGAGATGACCAAGTAACAATTGCTAAGATTGCAGATGCAGCAATAGTTGTAGCATCAGAACAAGCAGCTCATACACCAAACGATACTACTTTTTATACAACATCAGCAGCAGACACTAGATTTTTAAATAAAGATACATCTGAATTAATTAACTCAGGTCAATCATGGACAAGTAACGATAATTTTATTGCTACAACTGGTGCTATTGATGCAAGAGTTACTGATCTTGTAGATGATGTAGGTGGTTTTGTTCCAATAGCAAACGAAACAAGTTTTCCAAATACAAATCCAGATGTCAATGATGGTGTAGGAACTATTGTTAGTGTTCAAATACTTGCAAATTCTCATACTGCAAATGGATCAGGTGTAGTTACCATTGCAAATGGTACTGTTGGAAACTCAACAGTTACTTTAAATAATTGTGGTAATGGAGCTACTTTATCAGCAGGTTTTGGTATCTTAGTTGAATCTACAACCACATTACATACTTACAATTTTCATAGATTAGTTCCAAAAGCTACAGAGGTTTCTACAGTCGCTGCTAAATCAACACAAATTGGATTACTTGGAACAACTGATGCAGTAGCTGATATGAATACTTTAGGTACATCACAAACTGTATCTGATATGAATACACTTGCTGCAATAAGTGGATTAAATACACTAGCATCAAACTCAGCAAATGTAACAACTGCTGTAACTAATTTATCTTCTATAAATAACTTTGCAGAAGTTTATAGAATTTCAGCATCAGCTCCAACATCAAGTTTAAATGTTGGAGATTTATATTTCGATACAAATGCGAATGAACTTAAAGTCTACAAATCGTCAGGTTGGGCAGCAGCAGGATCTTCAGTAAATGGAACAGCAGCTAGATTTAAATACACAGCTTCTGGTGGACAAACTACTTTTACAGGATCGGATGATGCAGGTGCGACTCTTGCTTATGATGCTGGATTCATAGATGTTTATTTGAATGGAGCTAAGCTGGTTAATGGAACTGATGTAACTGTAACAAGTGGAACTTCGGTAGTTTTAGCTAGTGGTGCAACAGCAGGTGATATAATTTCTATAGTTGCTTATGGTACATTTAATGTAGCTGCAATTAATGCTGCAAATATTACTGCTGGAACTTTAGCAACAGCTAGAGGTGGTACAGGTTTAAGTTCAATTGGATCAGCAGGACAGGCTTTAGTTGTCAATGCTGGTGCTAATGCTTTAGAATTTTCTACGATACAAGCGTCAGAAATAACAACACAAGGTAATGTGTTCTCAAATTATAACACAATATCTTCAAACATAACTACAACTCTATCTTCTACAAAAAATTCATTTTTAGCAGGAGATATTACTGTAGCAAACAACATAACTTGGACTATCTCAGGTTCAGGTTCACTAACTATAATATAAAGGAGAAATCAATATGGCTAGTAAAATAAAAGTTGACCAAATTGAGGGAAGCACAGGTTCTTCTATAACTATCCCCTCTGGTCAAACATTAACAATAACAGATGGTTTAGCATCATCTACAATAACAAGTGGTACTTTAGCAGATGCTAGAATACCAAACTTAAACGCAAGTAAAATTACAGCAGGAACTATTGCAACTGCTAGACTTGGATCTGGTACTGCATCATCTTCTACATTTTTAAGAGGAGATGGAACTTTTGCAGCAGCTGGTGGTGGAAAAGTTAATCAAGTTTTACAAACTACATCAACTACTTCACAAGCAATTTCAAGTCATAGTTCATTTGTAGATATAACCAATATGACACTAGCAATCACACCAAGTGCAAGTGATAGTAAAATTTATGTTATTGTAAATTTAAATTATGATTGTATTGCTGATAGAGGTTTCCAAATTAAAATATTAAGAGATTCAACTGTCATATTTACAGAAAATAGTAATAAAACAACTTATACAAGTTCTAGCACTATGTCAGGAAGAAGTTTTTATGATAAACTAGATAGTCCATCAACTACTTCACAAATTACATATAAAGTTCAAGCACAAACAGATAGTAGTGGTGCAGTTAATTTTCAAGATAATTCTAATCCATCTAGTATTACACTTATGGAGGTATTAGCATAATGAGTATATCAAAAGCAATAAAAGAAATAAACCCAAATGCAGAGTTTTCAGTTTTAGAAAATAATGCAAACCAAATTATTTGGTTAAATGGTACTACACCAATTTCAGTAGAAGATATTAATGCTAAAGTAGCAGAAATACCAACTGAAGAAGAAGAAGCAACAGCATTAGCAAATTTAAAAGCTAGTGCTAAAGCAAAGTTAATTGCTGGTGAAGCATTAACTGAAGATGAAGCTAATACAATAGTATTATAATTTATTTGGCTAGGTAGAAATATCTAGCCATTTAAGAAACAATGAATTAAAAAGACTTATGAGTAAAAGTAGAAATTTAGGAAATATAGTATCTGGAACTACCAGTACAATAGAGAATCCAGTATTAAAGATTAAAGGTGATGGCTCTAGTGCTGATGCAAAATTAACTTTAAACTGTTCTCAAAACAGTCATGGTGTTTCTATTCAAGCACCACCTCATTCTGCTGGACAATCTTATAATTTAATTTTACCTCAAAATGTAGGAACGAATGGACAGGTACTTGCTACTAACGGAAATAATACAAACCAATTATCTTGGGTTGATGCTGCTGAAACAAAACCAACAGTAGCTGATGTATCTCAAACTATTGCTCCTGCAACTGCTACAACAATAAGCATTACAGGAACAGGGTTTGCTTCAATACCATCTGTTACTTTTGTTAATGGTTCTACAGGAGCTATTACAAATGCTAACACAGTTTCATTTACCAATGCTACAACACTTTCTGTCAATGTAACTTTGGCTAGTGGTAACTATTATGTAAGAGTTGAAAATCCAACTGGTCTTGCTGGTAGATCAACAAACAATATTATAACAGCTTCAACTGCACCAAGTTTTACAACTGCTGCTGGGAGTTTAGGAACTGTAGCTGGAAATTTTAGTGGAACAGTTGCAACAGTTGTAGGAACATCAGATAGTGCTATAACCTTTTCGGAAACAACAAGTGTTCTAACAAATAATTCACAAGCCAATTGTACTTTAAATAGCTCAACTGGTGCTATTACAACAAGTGATTTTGGTGGTAGTTCTACAACACCAGTTTTATATCAATTTACATTAAAAATAACTGATGCTGAGGGTCAATTTGTAACTAGAGATTTTAGCTTACAATCTAGCTTCGGTGCAACAGGTGGAGGACAATTTAACTAATGGCTAATACATATTTAGGAGTTTCAACATCTTCAAGTGGAACAAGAACAAAGTGGACAACTAGTTTTTGGGTAAAAAGAAGCAATCTAAGTAGTGATAATGTTATATTTGGTTCATATCTAGATGGTTCTAACCAAGATACTATAAGGTTTACTTCTGATAATAAATTACAATGGTATAGTTATCAAGCAAGTAGCTTTTCTAATGGTGGAAATTTACTTACTAATAGACTTTTTAGAGATACTAATGCTTGGTATCATATTGTTTGCAGATGGGATACTAATAACTCTACAGCAGACGATAGAATGAAAATTTGGGTTAATGGTGTAGAAGAAACATCTTTTAATTCAAGAACCAATCCATCATCTGGTAGAGAAAGTTTAATTAGTTATCAAGGATACACAACTATTGGAAGATTAGATAGCGATTATTTAGATGGCTGTTTATCTCATATTCATTTTTGCGATAACCAATCATATCAAGCAAGTGATTTTGGTGAAACAGATACTACAACTGGAGAATGGAAAATTAAAACTTCTCCAAGTGTATCTTATGGAAATAGAGGATATTTTGTTTTAAAAGATGGTAATTCATTAACAGACCAATCTGGTCTTGGTAATAACCTTACACTACAAGGTGGTACACTTACAAAAACAGAAGATTGTCCAAGCAATGTTTTTGCT